CAATTAGAATTGCAGAAGTGATTGGAGATTTTTACTCTGATCTACAATATAATGTTTCTTATGGTTCACAAAGTTATATTCCCTACCCAGTAGAAATAGATGGAATTAACACTTCTTCTGACGGTACTATTGACCGTGTGACTTTTACAATGTCTAACTATGATAATTTAATTACTGTTTTTGTTGAGAATCCTTATTTAGTAGGAAATGTTACTTCTAACTCTGCTCAAGGGTATGTTAACGGAGAATTAGTTTATGGTCTTGATCCTAGAACTGTTACGGGTAATACTCACTTTGATCAAACAGTTGTAGATACAGTTTATGGAAAAGCTAATTCTGCATGGACTTATGATGAAGCTGTTAAAGAAGGCGAAACATGGAAAAATTTAAAAGCAGACAGTAGAGATTTGTTAGGAGCGGTGGTAGAGATTAGAACTACATTTGCTTCTCATTTACGTTACTGGCCTGAGCACTCAAAATTAGATTTTTTAAACGCTAACGTGGTATCTGTTTTAAATGGTGGCCCTTACAGAGTTGGAGATAATGTTAAAACAGAGACTTCTTCTACTGTTAAAATTAGTGATATTCAAGAAGATAGAATATTCTTTTTATCAGATAATTTAGAAGGAGGAGTACTTAATCAAAACTTATATGTTGTTAATGATGACCATGATGAGGAAGCGTATATAAAAGACACTTTTAAAATTACTGCTTTAAGAGGCTTAGATCAAGAAAAAGCAGAGTTTGAATTAACAAGCTGGTTACAATATTTTAAACTACAACTTCCTAAAAGGAAATATTATAAAAATACCTGTCAATGGGCGTACAAAGGCTCTGAGTGTCAATACCCAGGACCCGGAGAGCTTATAATTCCCGGTACTTTTCCTGAGAAAAAATCTAATGCGGACCCAATATTTGCTAATAATGTATTAGCTGTCTCTGATGCAGATGATGAGTGTGGTAAATCTTATGAAGCTTGTCGTATTAGAAATAATACAATTCATTTTGGGGGGTTCCCAGGAACAGGAAGGCAGATACCTAAACAATAATGGCAATAAAAGGATGTATATTACCTTGGATTCATTTACATGGTAATATGAGAGGGGAGTATAAAGCCTGTTGCTTTTCAGATTCTTTTTCAAATAAAGATTCTTTAGGAGATAAGACACAACCTATTATGGATGTGTGGCATGGAACTCCATACATAGAATTAAGAAAGTCTTTTTTAGAAGGGAAAATACCAGAACAGTGTTATAATCCTTGCTTTAAAAAAGATGAGTTAGGTGTTTATGAAAATCCAAAGAATAACGCTAACAATTTTTGGAAGCATAAAGAATACCTACAAAAAACCCTTACCCCTCCTCCCCCTCCTTATATAGATTTTAGAGTAGGAAATACTTGTAATTTTAGGTGCAGAACTTGCAGTCCTGCTTCTAGTACTGCTTGGATAAAAGAAGGTAAAAATTTATTTTCAATTCAAGGTAAAAAAGAGGAGCAGTGGGATACTGATTTGTTTTGGGAAGGATTAGAGTTAATATATCCTAATTTAGAAGTTTTATATTTTGCAGGAGGAGAGCCTTTAGTATTAGAGCAACATTATAAAATACTGGAGTACTTAATTTCTAAGGGTAAAACTGATATAAATGTTCAGTATAACACTAACTTATCTATTTTAAAATTTAAAGAATATGATCTTTTAGATTTATGGAAAAAATTTAAAAAAATAAACTTGTGGACTAGTTGTGATGGGTATAAAAATGTATCAGAGTATGTTAGAAAAGAGTTAGTATGGGAAGATTTTGAGAATAACGTAGAAAAAGTTAGACCTTACGTCACTACTATTAGTTCTGTAGTGTCAATTTTAACTATATACTCTATGCCTGATTTACTTTTGTGGGGAAAAAGAAAAAATATTCCTGTATTTGGAACTACATTAGTTACTCCATCATATTATTCTCTACAAATATTACCTGAAAATGAAAAAAGAAACATTTTATTATATTATAAAAATTTTATAGAAAATAATAAAAAAGATTTACATATGACGGATATACGTCATATGTCTGACTGGTTAAAATATATGAAAGGAGAACTACCAGATAAAGAAAAATTATCTTCTCTGTTTAAGAAAAATACTGGACTATTAGATAGAAACAGGAATGAAAATTTTACTGACGTAGTTCCTCAGTTAGCAGATTGGTATAATGGACTTACGGTACAATAAATATTTAGGGTTAAATCATAATTATACAGAAAATAACTGTATTACCCTAATAGATTCTATTTATAAAAATGAGCTTAGTTCTAATGTATTCGATGGATTATGGGAATACTTAGACTTGCCAGAAGGCAAACCAAAAGACGGAAGAAAGTGGATGAAACGATTTTCAGTGGATTCCTTAGAAACTTGGGCATCTACGGTTGCTACAAAAGTTAACTTGACAGATTTGCAAGAATATTACCCATTTTGGATTGTATCTATGGGCGAACAAGTTTATTCATTTACCAGAAGGGGGATTCTCTCACATAGACGTACTAACACAAGAATGGAGAGATCAGATTGCAAGTATATGGCGGTGGAATGGAATAAATACGTAGGTTGTCCTTTTAAACATTTGGGATTAGACCCTAAAAAAGGAATAGATTGCGTAAATTTAATTATTCATATTTATAAAGAAGAATTAGGAATAGAGATACCTTATACTTCTAGAGACTGGTGTAATACTGTAAGTGATTATTGGTATGATGCTACTTTTGAAAGACCTTTTGAAAAAGTCTGCACAAAAGAGTATGGATGGAAAAAAGTTACTGATCCAGAAGAGTTTGATGTTATTACTATGACTTTGGGATCTTCTTTAATTACCAACCGTGCAGCTATTTATATTGGTAAAGGAAAAATATTACATAGTTTTCAAAACCATAAATCACACATAGCTGTTTATGGTAATTATTTTAAACAATATACGATGGGGATTCATAGATGGATAGATATGCCAAATTAATAGAAGCTTTTACTGCTCATATGAAAGTAGAGCCAGATCATGAATGTTGTGGTATTATTACCAAAGACTTTTCATATATTCCATGTAAAAATATTAGTTCTTCTCCTAAAGAAAGTTTTATTTTAGACCCCACAGAACTTCTTAAGTATGCAAATGACTGTTGGGGTATTTTTCATAGCCATCCTTTACATCACGATGAGCTTCCAAGTGAGGAAGATAAATATTCTGCTGTATACCGTCAGTATAAATTTGTAGTTGGTAATTTAAATGGTACTTTTTATGAATACTGGTTAAATGATAGAGAGTTTTTACAGTTCAAAAAATTTACGGAGGAAAGTGTATGCTCATAACTTTAAATTTTCATCCCGTTCTTCAGGAATTTACAGGAGTTGAAAGACACAGTTTTAACGTTTCTAGTATCTCTGATCTAAAAGATGCTATAGCAGTACTACTTCCTAAAATGAGTAGATATATGTTTCATATCGCTACTAAAAATTTACACTTTAATGATTGTTGCTGCTGTTGTAATCCTAGCTTTTGCAGGCCCTATCGCAGCTGGTGTTGGACTAAAAAAGTCTGCAGTACTAAAAATAGGTATACAGTTAGCTCTGAGTGGAATGATGATGTTAATGCAGCCCACTCCTAAATCAGGATCAGAACAATCTAATTCATCCCAACAAAGAAGAAATAATGATATGTTTGACGCAATGGAGAATACCACAGATCCAAATAGTGGTATTCCTCTAATATATGGAAGACCAAGAGTGTCTGGTCAAATGTTAAGTGGGCATGTTGAAACCCTTCAGCACGGAGAAAGTGATGTTATCTTTGCCAGGGATGTAATTTATAGTAATATAGAAGAAATTACTACAACAGGATAATGTATTAAATGACAATTATTTATATAGATGATAAACAAGTTCCTTTAATTGAAGGCGGCGGTGGTGGCGGAGGTTGCTTTTCCGCTGATACTCTTATTGACTTTGATACTTATAAAAAGCCAATTTCAGAAGTTGAAGTTGGAGATAAGGTATGGGCTTATGATGAAGTAGGAGCTTTAGTTTTATCTTCTGTAACAGAAACCTTTTATCATCCTACAGATGAGATATATAGAGTAACTCATGAATATGGTTACTTAGATATAACTCCTAACCACTGGGTATTAAAAGAAGATGGAACCTTTCAAGAATTAAGAGATTTTGAAGTTGGCGATAATTTAGTAACAGATAACAATGAGTTATCTGAAATACTCTCTATTGAATTTTTAAGAACTGATGAAGTTTATAACTTTAAAGTTTCTCACTTCCATTCCTATATTGCTAACAGTATTAAAGTCCACAATGGCGGTGGCGGAGGTAAAAAAGGTGGTGGAGGTAGTGAAGGACCTAATACTCTTTTTTCTACTGATATTTTATTTATAACTCAAGGTCTTGGAGAAGGTCCTGTATATAAAATTAATCCAAACGGTCCTCAAGATATTGAGTTTAATGAAGGTTTAATTGATGATCTCTTAATAAACGGGATTGTTGACGACGAAAAGTTTTATACGATATCAAACTCTGGAACTACTGGACAACAAGTTCTCCCTCTCTTTGGGGATTTTACAATGATTCCTCAAAGATTTTCTGGGGCTGTTGATCTTAAAAAAGGCAATCTAAATGGAGTTCCAAGATCCGCTGTAGATAAACAAAATACCTCTCCTGTGGCTCTTACAGCTATTAAACTATATTTTACCGTTTCTGGGCTACAAAAACAAGATAATGAGGGAAATATAATAGGAGCCGCTGTCACAGTAAAAGGTATTTTATATAATAGAGCAGGAACTGAAAAGATAGCTTCTGTAGAAAGAACAATTTCTGGTAAAACTAATCAAGCATTCTCTTTTGATTTATACCTTGCTGTTCCTAGCGATAAAGTATCAGATGAAGGTTATAGATTTACTGTAGAAAAAACAACAGCAGATGATGACTCTTCTAAAACACAAGAGTCAGTTTCTGTACAGGGTTGGACTGAGGTAGTAGAAGAGCCTATTGCTTATACTAGAACAGCTACTATTGGTTACGCTATTAAAGCTTTTGCAGAGCACAAAGGTGCTATGCCCGCTATCACACAAATAATAAAAGGGCTAATAACAAAAGTACCTTCAAACTATAACCAGCCTATCTTAGAGAATGGTGAGATTGATTGGAGACAGGTAGAGGTTACTAATGCTGATAGAGGAGGGTTTGGGTATTATCTTCAAAAATCAGGATCTTCTTTGCAAACAGCAGAAGTTCCTATAATTTATGATGGTTTGTGGGATGGAACTTTTGTATATTCTTGGACCCAAAATCCTGCTTGGCACGTTTATGACTTGTTAACTAATAAAACTTATGGATTAGGTATACCAGAAGATCACATTGATAAATATTCTTTTTATGATTCAGCTGTTTATAATGATGCATGTGATGTTACATCTGGTACTTTTATAGGAGTAGATGCTCAAGCAGATGGTAGTTACAGATATAAGCCTAGAACTACTAAAGCT